CGTCGACCGGCACGACGTCGCGCGATGCGAACCACTACTGCTCGTCAATCGCGCTCGACTATCGCGGGTTTGAGGGCGGGCAAGTCGACCCCGCGCGGTTCTCGCGCTACCACGTGATCAACCTGCAGCACGTGAACGAAATGGGACGCGGTCGCCGCGTCGAGTTCCGCGTGTTCGCCGGGACGCTCAACATCGTCAAGATTCTTGCCTACGTGCAGCTGTGCCTCGGACTGGTCTGCCGCGCGCTCGACAATAGCCGCGCGCTTCCGTTCGACATCGCCGCGATCGCGCGCAAGCGCAGCGCGACGGCCGGTGACGGACAGTTCGCGATGTCGACGCTGCTGCACCACTTGGTATGGCGCGCGAAGACTCCGCCGAACGGCCGCACTCCGGTCGGCGTCATCGACCCGAGCCGGATGCGCGAGCTGATCAAGATGCTGCGCAAGATGGCGAAGCAGTACGACAAGCGTCGCCGGACGGGGGGTGCGGAATGACCCCGCGTCCGCGTCCGCGCTACGTCGTCACGTGCTCACTGGGACCGCGGCAGTGCCGGGACTTCGCGATCAACGTCGTCGAGTTCCTCGACGCGAAGGGACAGACCGAAACCGCGTGGCTGCGCTGCGCGCGTCATACACCGCCCGCGAGCGCGCGGGTTCGCATTCAACCGATCGATCGGAAGGGGTCCTAATCATGTGCGTCATTCTCACAGCTGAAAAGCGTCGACTGTCCGTCGACATGATCGAGCGCGCAGTGCGCACGAACCCGCACGGCAACGGCTTCGCGTGGATCGCGGGCCAGACCGTGCGCTTCGAGAAGGACATCACGATCGCGCGCGCGAAGGAGCTGGCCGCGTCGGTTCCGCTGCCGTACGTGTTCCACGCGCGCATCGCGAGCATCGGCCGCGTGTGTCCGGAGCTGTGTCACCCGTTCCCGCTCGACAAGCGCGGCAGTCGGCTGCGTCTGCAGGGGTCGTCGCCGAAGGGCGTGCTCTTCCACAACGGGACGTGGTCCGCGTGGATCGACTACATCGACGCAGAGCCGGGTCCGTGGTCCGACTCCGTCGCCATGTCCTTCATCGGATCGAACTACGGGATCGACGTGCTCGAAGAGACCGTGCCCGACACGCAGCGCCTCGTCCTGCTGACCCCGCGCGGGATCCGTCGACTCGGCAGCGGCTGGTCGACGCTGAAGCCGGGAATCTGGGCGAGCAATCGCTTCGGGTTCGACAGCTACGCGGCCGCCGATCCGTGCTGGATGACCCGCACGGTCGACGAGACGCTACGCGTCAAGACGTCGAAGGCGAAGACGAAGCTGCCGACGCAGCCGGAGCTGTTCAAGCGGTCGCCGGCGGTGAAGACGTGGGAAGACATCGCGCGTCGCGTGAAGGCGAATCGGAGGGGCCGATGACCAGTCTCTACCCGTCGAAGTCTCGGATCCTGAAGCGTCGCATCCGGCACCGCGCGGCGGCCGTCCGCGTCGTGCGCGCGTGGAAGCGCGAGTTCCGCGGCCGACGTCGGACCCCGGACGCACTGCGCGCGCTCTTGACCCGACTGTCGGTCGTCTATCGCAAGCCGCTCGGCGGCATCGAGTTCTCGTCGGTGTCGTTCTTCGGCGACTCGTACAACCTGCACACGCAGGTCATCACGTTGAATCCGTCGAACCTGTCGATCGTGACCGCGCTGCACGAGTTCGCGCATCACCTGTTCGGCCGGTCGGAGCTGCAAGCGTGCCGCTGGTCGGTGTGGATGTTCCGGCGCACGTTCCGCCGGACGTATCGGCGGCTGGATTGGCGCGGCCACATGCTCGTGCGTCGTCACGAGACGCGGCCGCCCGTGCGACGCTCGGCGCGTCGCGAAGAGTAGTCAACCGTCAACCGTCACGAAAGGGAGAACACGTCATGCCATCGAATCCGCTCGAATCGCTGCCGATCGTCGAATACATCCGACTCATCGGCGTGGGCACGCTGCTCGGCCTCGTCGCCGGCGTCACGGTCACGATGTCGGTGATCGTCTACCGACTGCGGCATCTGCACGAGACGCGCGTCGACTGACCGCGCGCGTCACCGTCCACCGTCAACATCGGAAACGAAGGGAGAACGACACATGGTTATCAAGTTCATCGCAGACGGCAAGGTCGTCGGCAAGCTGGCCGACGCTGAGATCCACTTCGAGGAAGGCGCGCTCGCCGGTCTCAAGCTGTGCGGGTTCGCGGTGTGGGAGTCGCGCGGCCAGCGGCGGAACGTGACCTTCCCCGCGCGGACCTACAAGGTCAACGGCGAGGCGCGATCGTTCGCGCTGCTCCGGCCGAACGGCACGCGCGAGTGCGCGACCGACGGCATCCGCGATCTCATCCTCGACGCGTACAAGGGGTTCGAGGTCGAGCACGGCACCATCGCGGCCGCGCCTGACCGGCGACAAGTGCGGGCGGTGCGCTCGTGACGCGCCGCATCGAGCCGACCCGCACGCGTGTCGAGGGCACCGAGGTCACGATGCCCGCGACGCCCGAGCAGCGCATCGCGGCCGTCCGTCGCATCGTCGATCGCAAGACCTACGCGAAGATCGACGGCGTGATGGTCGACCTGTTCACCGCCAGCGCGATCGTCAAGGTCTACGACGCGCTCAACGTCGACAACCGGCAGCTCTTCGCGAGTCTGCCGGTCGGCAAGATGGGCCGCATCGCGTTCCGTTTGACGAAGTGAAGGGAGAAGGACACATGCCGAATCAGACACCCGCACCGCTCCACACGATCTGCGTGCTGCACACCGTCGACCGCGGCGACGTCAGCATGATCTCGCTGCACAAGTCGCGTGCCGACGCGATGGGCACGCTGCGCGCAAACAGCGACTACGTCGACGAGGCGAAGGAAGCCGCCGAGATCGACGGCGCCGACATCACCGACGACGATGACTTCATCGAGGCGCTGCAGTCGTCGGGCAAGTTCGCTGTCGACCTCGACGAACTCGACGTGCCGGACTGGCTCGTCGAGGGCATCGAAGACGCGCTCGACGCCGGCCTGAAGTCTGACCGCTTCGACGGGTTCACGCGTCGCGCGGCGATCCGGATCGTGCGTGATCTCTTCGGGCGGCGGGACTGGAGGCAAGCGTGAAGCTGTACGCCCTGACGATCCATCAACCATACGCGTCGATGATCGTCGACCGTCGCAAGCGCATCGAGACCCGCACCTGGCCGACGTGGTATCGCGGACTGCTCGCGATCCACGCGGCCAAGCGGCCCCGCGTCGGGGACCTGCCCCGGCGCGCGATCGTCGCCGTGGCCGAGCTGGTCGACGTCGTGCCCGTCGAGACGTTGACGCAGCTCGACCCCGTCGAGCGGGAACTCGGCGACTACCGGCCCGGCCGCTTCGCGTGGCGGCTCGTCGACGTCCGGCCGGTGCCGCCGATCGAGTGTCGGGGACATCAAGGACTCTGGCCCGTGGATCCCGCGCTCGTCGCGAGGGTGCTGCGGGCCGCAGGGAGGCAGACATGAGGACCGTATTGCAGTTCGTGCTGTTCGTGGCGGCGTTGACGGCGGTGCTCGTGCCGTACCTCGACGTCGCGACCAGCTATCACCCGATGACGCTGTTCGCCGAACGCGTCGCCGAGATTGTCGAGGGCATCCGATGAGCAAGACCTACAACGTGTGGATCGAGATTGAAGAGTACGACGAGTCGACCGAATCCGGCGCGCTGCTCACTGAAGAGCAGGGCGGCTCGCCGGCGCCGCCGGTCGTGACGTTCGACACGAAGAAGGAGGCGCGCGAGTTCGCCAAGCGTCTGCAGGACGTCGGCGAGTCGCTCGCGCGCGACTGAAGAGCACGACACCGTCAACCATCAATCGAAGACTGGAGCACACCATGCCGAATCTGACACCGCAAGATGCCCGCTTCCGGATGATCGACGCCCGCACCGGCAGCTTCGCCGATCCGGTCACGCTCGACTACCTCTACGCGCTGCGGCTCGAATGTTTGGAGTTTCTCGATCGCATCAACGCGCAGATCGAGCGCGTCGAGCAGGTCGAGCGCAAGCGCGAGCAGCCCGACCTGCCCGGCCTCGCGGGGCCCGGTCTCGTCGCGATCGTGGATCTCGACGAGGACGAGATCGACGACGACGAGCCCGTCGAAGAGCACCCCGTCGACCGCGAGTACCGCACCCGCGCGAGATCGGAGGACCTGTGAGCCGCCTTGCCGACGTGCCCGACGACGAGCTGGACCTGCACTTCACAATCCGCCGACTGGTCGACTATTGGGGCGCCTACAACGTGCTCCTGGCCGTGTCGGATGACCTGCTCCGCTTCACGCGGAACAGCGGCGCCTACCGGCGCGAGTTCTTCGGGATCTATCGCCGTGCCGCAGCGTCCGTGCGCGCCACCGCGAAGACATGGGCGAAGGGCGCGAACGCGATCACCCGTCGACGACTTCCGCCGGCGCCCCCGGCGGATCTGGTCAACGCGATCGTCAAGCAGCTCGATGGGCAGGAGTGGGACGCCGACACGCTGGACCGCATCGCCGCCATTCTGCGGCGCGGCGGTCGAACCATCCGCGACACCGACGGGAGGATCCGATGACCACGCGCATCATCCCGATCACGCTCGACGTGACCGGCCGGAACGGCATCCACCGGCAGGCCCGCCTCGAGTTCGCCCCGCACGCGGCCGGCGTCGAGCTGAAGATCTGGCAGACGCCGACCGCGCAGTACCCGTTCGCGATCGTGCAGCTCTCGCCCGACGCGTTCGTGGCGCTCGGCGCCCCCGTCGCCACGCCCGGCATCGAGTGGGCGCGCACCATCGAGCAGGAACGACCCCGCGACGCGCGCACCGTCAAGGGCGCGCACGTCGAACCGAAGAAGAGCGGCGGCTTCCTCGTCGTGATCTGCTACGACGACGCGGCCATCGAGACCGAAACCTGCCCGACGCGCGGCGAGGCCGAAGACCGCGCGCGGGTCATCAACGACCACGTCCAAGGAGGCGACCGATGAAGCTGCAAGACATTTTCCAGAACGCGATCACGTTTCACGATCACGAGGTCATCGGGTTTCTCATCGAGCACCCGCACGACCCGCTCAAGACCATCACGGTCTGCACGAAGCATGAGGCGTTCGTGGCCCGCGTGCGACTCGGCCAGGGCACGAGCAACGCCGTTGTCACCCGGCAGGATGCCGAGCAGCCGGACTGGCACGACGGCCTGACGTGCGACCTGTGCGACGCGGTCATCATTCCCGCGCGCACGCCGCCGCCGGACGTCGCCGTACCGGAGATCTTCGCGATCTGCTGGCTGCGTCGCGTCTCAGAGGTCGACCAGCCGACCAGCGGGCCGCCGCCGGTGACGCATCTCGTGCCGGTGACGCTCTCGCATCAGCTCGCGCCGCGACGCTTCGCGTCGGCGCTCTGCGGCGTCCGACCGCAGGGCCCGATCGGGCAGACGGCGACCTGCTGGGTCGAGGTCGACGGGCCCGAGAACCCGACCTGCCTGCGCTGTCACGCGCTCGCGCGGATGCACCCCCGTGCCCGCTGAGTGGATCGCCAGCCCCCCGGCGATCCCACCTGAAAAAACGGGGGTGATTCGATGACCGTGGATCGCCAGCCCCCCGGCGATCCACTTTGTTCGCGAAGGAGGCCACAGATGCCCGACGATACACAGTTTTTTCAGACTCGCATGGGCCAGAAGTTCTACGAGAGCACGCTGCCGCGCATCGCGCACGCGCTGGAACGACTGGCCGACGGCGTCGATCGCTCGATGCTCGCCCGGTCGCCGGTGGCCGAGGCGAATCCGGAGCCGCCGCCGCAAGCGCATCGGTGCGAGGCGCGCAGTGGGGGCCACCGCTGCACGCTGTTCAAGCGCCACGACGGGATGCACGCGAGCGTCACCACGCACGACGACAAGGCCGAGCGTCGCAAGTGGGTGTCGCTCGACCGCACGTGGCTTGATTGACGTCGCCGGCCATCAGGTGCCACGATGAATCTGACCATGAAGCACGAACACGGCGGCAGCCGGGAAAACGCGGGCCGCAAGTCCGCCTTTCCCGGCGCGCACGTGAAGGTGCCAATGGACTTCACCCCGGTCGGCCTGCAGCTGCTCGCGCGGCTGCAGCGCCGATCGGGACTGAGTCGCAATAACATCCTCACGCAGCTCGCCCGACTGCACGCCGCCGACCTGCACTTCGACGCGGTCGACGGCCCCGTCTATCCGGGCAAGGCGCAGAACGTCCTGGCGATCCGGATGCCTGGCCGTGAAGCGCGTCTTCTGGAACGAGCACGAGCGCGAACCGGCAAGGGCTTCTCCGATCTGGGCGAGGCGCTCGTGAGAACGTATGGACCGACCGCCACCTTCCCCGAACTCCCGCGACGACGCGATTCGATCCGCCGTCGGCGCCGATCCCGACCCCGTCGTCGGCGACGTTGAGTGTCGCCACTCTCGGCTGTACGCCTACGACGGGGCCGTCTGCTGCAAGGGGTGCAACGTCGTCTGGCACGGTGACGACGCGCGCCGCATGTGGTGGCGACCCGAGACAATCCGCCGCACTATCATCGACGGACAGGCCCCCGCCTTCATCCACGTCGAGGACCAGCGCACCACGCGCGACGATCGTCTGCCCCGTCGAGCAGGCCCCCCCATGCGATCCGAGATCATCCCGCTTCCTGGCCCGCCCGCCCCGCCGCACGTGTGCGTCGTGTGCGGCCACGTCGATCGGCAATTCCCATCGAGCGCACCCGCACCCGACACCGCCATCACGCCCGAGCCGTGGCTGCACGGCCTCACGATTCTGGAGTGTCGGGACTTCGAGCAGGGGGGGACCCGGTGGCGCGAGCTGCGTCTCAGTGACGGGAGTACGGTGCAGATGATTCTCGCCGGCCCGTGGCTGGTGCTGCGATGAGAACGTGGGCCGATGTCCTGCAGGCCGCGCGCGACTGCCCGGTGCTGCATCACATGTGCACGCGCGTCGAGCGCGGCGAGATCACACGCGAAGAAGGCCTCATCGCCGCCGTGCTCTGGTTGTCCGGTGAGCGGCGCCGCCTGCAGGCCCGCGAGGTCGAGCGTCTGCAGAACGCGCCCCCGTCGCCCGTGGTCTTTCCGTGGCCGGTCTGAATCCGACACCGCACCCGATGGCCCCCTGCACCCCCTGCACCCCGCCTGCGCCGCGCTCGCGCGGCCGCGCGAGTCTTCCATCAACCCCGACCTCGATCGCGGCTCCTGCGCGAGCCAGGCCGGGCCGCGCCGCCGCCGGCCGAGACAGGGGGACCCCCCCGCGCTTTAGGTTCTCCGCCGAGATCGTCGCCGAGCGGGTGAACGGGACCGCGGCATTTTGGCACTTTCTTGCCGGTCTTAAGGGGTAACGGGTGCACGTCCGGGGCCCCCGATGAGCGCGAAGACGCCCCCGCCGCCGCCGGAGTTGGCCGGCGCGGCCCGTGCGCGCTGGCTCCAGATCGCGCGCGAACTCCAGAAGCGCGGACCCGTCGACGTCGAGCTGCTCGCGGCGTACTGTCAGCTCTGGGCGCGGTGGCGGCAGGCCGAGGACGGCATCGCGAAGACCAGTCAGCTGGTCAGAAACTCGCGCGGGCACACGGTGCCGAACCCGCTCATCGCGATCGCGCGCGATGCCGCCGCGCAGCTGCGCGCCCTCGAAGGGCGGCTCGGCCTGGATGCGGCCGCGTCGTCGGCCGATGCGGGACCAGACGCGAGCGCCGCCGGCGAGCTGCTCACCCGGCGCGAACTCGCCGCCCGGCTCAAGGTCCACATGATGACCGTCACGAAGTGGGAGCAGGACGGAATGCCCACGGCCGAGCGCGGGCGCAAGGGCAAGGCCTCGAAGTATCGCGAGCTGGAGGTCCGCGGCTGGCTCGCGCAGCGTGAGACGCAGGCCAAGGGCGGCGACCCGGCCGCATCGGTCGCGATCGAGCGCGCGCGGAAGGAACGCGCGCAGGCGATGGAGTCGGAGCAGCGGTATCAGATGCGCGCCGGCAAACTGCTGCCCGCCGACGAGGTCGAGCGCCGCTGGGGCGACGACGTGAAGGCGATCAAAGCGCGGATTCTCGCGTGCCCGGCTATGATTGCCGACCGACTGGCCCGCGCGTTCACGCTCGGCGGCGTGACCGGCCTCGAGGCCGAGCTCGAAGTGGCGATGCACGAACTGCTCGTCGACCTGGCCGACGCCGAGCGCGTCATCACGCGTACGGACACGTAATGACACACGTCGAAACCCGCGAGATCGGGCCACTCCCGCCGACGGCGGCGCCCGAGCTGCTCTTCCTCGGCGCGTCGCCGATCGAGATCGTGCGACGGCGCGCGCTCGCCGGGTTCGCGCCCCCGCCGCGCCTTCGCGTCAGCGAGTTCTCCGACCGCGAGATCGTGAACACGACCGGGCCGCTCGCCGGCTCGAAGTGGCAGACCAGCTTCGCCCCCTACCAGCGCGGGATCCTCGACGTCTTCCACGAGCCCGGCGTCGAGACGGCCGTCGTGATGGGCAGCTCGCAGTGGGGCAAGACGGCCTGCGCCGTGAACATGGTCGCGTACCACATCAAGCACGACCCCTGCCCGATCCTCGTCGTCGAGCCGACCGTGAAGCCGATGGCCGAGGACTTCTCGAAGAACCGGCTCGAACCCGTCATCAAAGCCAGTCCGGCGCTGGCCGAGGTCGTCGGCCACAAGCGACAGAAGGACGCGTCGAACACGACGCTGCAGAAGACGTTCAAGGGCGGGAGCATCGCGATCGGCGGCGCGAACTCGGCCGCGTCGCTCGCGGCCAGGCCCACGCGGTTCCTTGTCCTCGACGAGATCGACCGCTACCCGCATCAGCTCCCCGGCGAGGGCAACACCATCGCGATCGCGCGCAAGCGCACGGGTGCCTTCAAGCGCCGGCGACGGATTCTCATGCTGAGTTCGCCGACGCTCGTCGGGGCGCCGATTGATACGTGGTTCCACCGCGGCGACCAGCGCCGGTACTTCGTGCCCTGCCCGAGCTGCGCGCACCTGCACACGTATGAGTGGGCGAACGTGCGCTGGCAGGACAACGATCCGGCGACGGCGTATCTGAAGTGTCCGGCCTGTGAGCACCACATCAACGAAGCCGAGCGCATCGCGGTGCTCGCGCGCGGGGAGTGGCGGCCGACGAACCCCGACCGCCGCGATCGCCGCATCGTGTCGTTCCACATCTGGGAGGCGTACTCGCCGCTGTCGTCGCTGGCCGACATCGTCGCCGGCTTCCTCGACGCGCACGCGAAGCAGGAGGCCGGCGATCCCAGCGAGATGCACACATGGGAGAACACGACGCTGGGCGAGCCCGTCGAGCAGGACAAGGGCGAGGGCGTCGAGTCACATGTGCTGCTGCTGCGGAAGGAGTCGTACCCGGACGCGTTCGACGTGCCGGCCGGCGTGTGTCTCATCACCGCCGGCATCGACACGCAGGACGATCGCCTCGAGGCCCTCGTGATCGGCTGGGGCCCTGGCGAAGAAGCGTGGCTCGTCGACCGCCGCCGTTTCGACGGCGACACGTCGCAGCCCGAGCCGTGGAAGGAATTGGATCAGCTGCTCGAAAAAAGCTACCGGCATCCGGTCGGCGTGCAGCTGCCGATCGCGGCGTCCTTCATCGACTCGGCCGGGCACCGCACCGACGAGGTCTATGAGTACGCCGCGAAGAAGGCGACGCTGCGCTGTCACGCGAGCATCGGTCGCGCCGGCGAGCGCCCGATCGTGAAGTTCACGCCGTCGGCTCGCCGCTACGGGAACACCGAGCGCGAGGTCGCCCTCTGGACGCTCGGCGTCGACTCGGCAAAGGCGCTCTGGTACGCGCGCTTCAAAGTCGGCGAGCCCGGCCCCGGCTACGTCCATATCCCGCATTCGACATGGGCTGACGAAGGGCTCGCGCTGCAGCTCACGAGCGAAAAGCTGGTGCGGAAGTTCCAGCGCGGATTCCCGATCACCTTCTGGAAAAAGATCCGGCACAACGAGATGCTCGACTGCGCCGTGATGGCGCTCGCGGCGATGCGTCTGCTCGATCAGAAGCTCGACGTCCTGGCCGCGCGGCTCGGCATCCCGCCGAAACCGAAGCCGCCGAAGCCGGCGCGCACGCCGTGGGTGCCGAAGCGCGAGTGGTTCCGAGGTCGACGATGAACCTTGACGACGAACTGGAAGAACTCCGGCGCCACTACCCGGACGATGATCCGTTTCTACAAGAGGCGCTCGTCATCGACGACGCGATCGACGACGTCAACTACAACCCATCCTTCCTCGACCTCGACGCGGTCGCGGCCGCGATCGAGCTGCGTCGGCTGCGCGGTCTGCGCGACGCGTACGAGATCAAACTGCTGACCCGATGGTGGAATCTATGACCTGCGTCGCCGGCTTCGTCGAGCAAGGCACCGTCTGGATGGGCGCCGACAGCGCCGGCGTCGCCGGCTACGACCTCAGCGTGCGCGCCGATCAAAAACTCTTCCGCAACGGCCCGATGCTCTTCGGCTTTACGTCGTCGTTTCGGATGGGGCAGATCCTGCGCTACAGCTTCACGGTGCCCGACCACGATCCCCGGCAGGACATCGAGAAGTACATGAGCAGCATCTTCGTCGACGCCGTCCGCGAGTGCCTCAAATCGAAGGGGTTCGCGCGGAAAGAGAACGAGCAGGAGCACGGCGGCACGTTCGTCGTCGGGTACGCGGCCCGTCTGTTCGTCATCGAGGGCGACTATCAGGTCGGCTGCCCCGCCGACGGGTTCTGTGCGGTCGGCTGCGGCGCGCAGATTGCCCACGGCGCGCTGTTCGCGCTGCGCGACCTGATGACCCCCGACGGCGTCGTGCCGGGGCGACGGCAGATCGAGATCGCGCTGCAGGCCGCCGAGCGGTTCTCGGCCGGCGTGCGGGGCCCGTTCGTCATCCAGTCGCTGCCGCCGCCGAGTGGGACCGCATAATAGCGGGCGACATGGGCAACCCTGATACCCGGCCTGATCGAAGTACCCGCGTCGACATCATCGTCACCGCGATCCGTGAAGAACTCGAACAACGCCCGCAGATTCTCGAGGCGATCGGCATGGAGGCTCTGATCGTGCAGGTCTACTTCGAGGGCGAAAAGTACCAGCCGCGAGCCGTCGTGCTGCGGCCCGAGTTCAAGAGCCGTCCGCGCCCGTTCAAGGGCGGGACGAAGCCGGTCGTGCGCTGATCGCGTAGAATAGGCGGCGACAACCGCTCGATCCGTTGCCGCCTGGCGCAAGTGGAGAAGCCCGGCATCCTGCCTGACCGCAGGGTGTCGGGTTTTTTTTATGGCAGGTGATAGATGCCGTGGACGCAAGCCGACGCTGATGCGCTGAGGGCGGCAATCGTCGCCGCCAAGGGCGCGAAGACGATCACCTTCAGCGACCAGACGATCACCTTCCACGATCTCAAACAGATGCGCGACCTGCTCGCCGAGATCGAGGGCACCGCGGCGCTCGCCGGCGACGGGCCGCCGACGTTCCGGTACGCCGTCACGAGCAAAGGCACCTGATGGCTGTCACGCCCACGCTGCTCGACAAGATCACCGCCCCGATCGCGCCGCGCTGGACCTTGCGTCGTCTGCGCGCGCGCGCCGCGATGGACGTCTGGCGGCGGCACTACGACGCCGCGAGCGCCGGCCGACGCACGGCTGGCTGGCCGCGCAGTCGCGGCGATGCGAACGCGGTCATCGGGCCGGCGATCAGTCGCCTGCGCGAGCACGCGCGCGAGCTGGTCCGGAACAACCCGTACGCCGAGAGCGCCGTCTCGACGATCGCCGATCACACGGTCGGCTGGGGCATCACCGCCAAACTCAAGAAACCCAACCCGAAGACGTACGAGGCCTGGCGCCGCTGGGCCGAGTCGACCGACTGCGATGCCGATGGGCGTCACGACTTCTACGGCCTGCAGAAGCTGGTCATGCGCACCGTCGTCGAGTCGGGCGAGGTCCTCGTGCGCGAGCGCATCCGCCGTCTGTCGGACGGCTTCGCGCTGCCGCTGCAGATTCAGGTGATCGAGCCGGACTTCATCGACACGACGAAGGACGAGATCCGGGCGAACGGCACGCGCATCATCCAAGGCGTCGAGTACGACGGCATCGGCCGACGCGTCGCGTACTGGCTCTTCCGTGATCACCCCGGCTCGACGTTCGGCTTCACGTATCAGTCGGTGCGCGTGCCGGCCGACGGCATCCGGCACATCTTCCGCCCGATCCGGCCCGGCCAGGTGCGCGGGCTCACGTGGTTCGCCGCGGTGCTGCTGCGCTTCAAGGACTTCGACGAGTACGAAGATGCGACGCTCGTGAAGCAGAAGATCGCCGCGTGTCTCGCCGTGCTGACGACCGAAGAGAGCAGCACCGGCGCCGGCCTCGGCGAGACCGACGACGAGGCCGATCCGCCGCTCGACACGATCCAACCCGGCTGGATCGGCAACGTGCCGGCCGGCCGGAAGGTCGAGGTCATCAATCCGCCCACCGTCAACGAGTACCCGGAGTACGTGAAGGTCAATCTGCGCGCGATCGCCACCGGCCTCGGCGTCCCGTACGAGGACCTCACCGGCGACTACACCGACATGCCCTTCAGCGCGGCGCGGATGTCGCGGCTGCGGCATCAGGCGCGGGTCGAAGACTGGCGCTGGCGCATCGTGATCCCGCAGTTCTGCGATCCGGTCTGGCGCTGGGCGATGCGCGCGGCCGCCGTCGTCAATCAGGCTCCGTCGGAGATCCCCGACGTGCGATGGACGGCGCCGCCGGCGCCGATGGTCGACCCGTCGACCGAAGGCCTCGCCTACATGCGGAACATCCGCGCGGGGCTCATCACGCTGTACGAGACCATCCGCGAGCGCGGGTACGATCCGGATGAGTTCCTCGACGAAGTCGCGGCCGGCAACAAGAAGCTCGACGAGCTGGGCATCATCCTCGACTGTGACCCGCGTCAGATGAGCCAGGCCGGACTGACGCAGGGCCGCCCGGCCGGGACGCTGCCGCCGGCGCCCGGCAAGTTCGCCGACCCGACCGCGAAACCTGCGGCCGCGAGCACGACACCCGAACCCACACCGCCGACCGAACCCGATGACGACGCGCCGGCCGCCGACGAGCGCCGGGTCCGCGTCGGCCCGCAGCGCATCGCGCGCTAGGAGAGTGACCGATGGCCGCCGTCAAAGCCGCCGACCTGCAGACGCCCGAGCAGGCGATCGATCTCACGACACGCCGTCGCGCGCCGCGCCTCGAGGATCCGGAGGACACGGCGGCCGAGCAGCTCGCGGCGATGCGGGCCCGGATCGAGACGGCGCGCACACTCGACCACGACCCGAACCCGAACACCGCGCACTGCGCGGACTGCTACCAGCGAGGCGTCAAGGCGGCGATCGCCGTCATCGAGGGCCCGAAGCCGGAGACGACGTGAGCCGAGACCGCGCCCTCGACGTGTCGCCGCCGAGCGAGCCGGCGGTCTCGCCGTCGCGCCTGGCGGAAGAGTGGGGCGTCGACGTGCAGACCGTCTACCGCGACATCCGCAAGGGCGCGCTGCCGGCGTTCCGACTGCCGAGCGGGCGCTTCCGGATTCGTCGAGATGACGCGCGGCGCTATGGCCGCCCGTACGAGTAGGAGGATTCATGGCTCACCCGAATGCGTGCATCGGCTGTGGCATCGTCGAGAAGGAACCAACCGACTACGTCGCCGTCGTGCGCGGCGACGATGGCCGCTTCGTGCACAAGTCGATCTGCACGCCGTGCTGGAAAGACCCGGAGCACCGCACGCTCGGCCCGGTGAAGGCGCACTTCTTCCCGCGAGCCCGCGCCGACGCGGCGACGCAGGCCGCCGGGTCGTCGTCGATCGTGATGTCGTAGTCCCGCTGACCGAAAGGGCCCCCCGATGGCGAACACGCTGTACAACCCGTTCAAGCAGCAGCTGCTCGACAACTCGACGGCGCTCGATCTCGACGGTGACACCGTCGTGGCGGCACTGATCGACCTGGCTGATTACACGTTCTCGGCCGCGCATGATGAGTACTCCGGCGGCGCCACCGACGTCCCCGCGGCGGCGAAGGTGGCCGAGGCGACGCTGGCCTCGAAGACCTGCACGAACGGCGCCTTCGACAGTGCCGACTTCGCGTGGGCGAGCGTCACGGGCGACCAGTCCGAAGCCGTGATCCTGGCCGACACGACGGTCACGAACGGCCGGCTGATGATCTTCTACGATACGGGCATGACCGGGATGCCGGTGACGCCGTCGGGCGGCAACATCAACTTCGCCGTCCACAGCTCCGGCTGGTTCGCGCTCTAACTCGCTCGGCGGGGCCGGACTCCGGGACGGTCCCGCCGGCCAGCCATGTCGACGAGCACGCACCCGCTTCGCGAGCGCCCCGACCTGCCGCTGGAGCAGCGCGTGGAACACTACCGTGAGCAGCTCGCGCAGCTGATGGACTTCGTCTGGTGGCGCGTCAAACTCACCGACGCCGAACGCGAGGCCTATCGACGGCAGGGCTTCCCTGACATCACGCTGCCGGAGCTCTAGTCGATGGCGGTCACGCTCTTTCTCGCTAATGCGACGGACGACGGCTGGCGGCGCATCACCGAAACGAATCAAGCCGCCGCCACGATTAACGACGGCTGGGTCGTCTCGACCGGCGCGACCCTGCACAGCGAGTACGCGGTCGGCGTCGAACGCGCGGCAACGACGTTCGTCAACACGACGCCGCCCGACGGCTCGCTCGACACGACGCTCAAGGACGCGTTCCGATCCCAGTTCCCCTTCACCGGCAGTTTCGCCTCTGGCAACTGGGTCTTTCACTTCGTCGTGCGGGCTGTCACGAACGGCGGCGCGCAGGACGGGCGCGTCCGGTTCCGCATCATCAAGGCGGACGCGGACGGGTCGAACGCGACGGAGATCACGAGCGGCCAGCAGCTCGCCTCGATCGTCTCGAACGTCTCGACGGCGGCCGACTTCGACTCGACGCTGACCGTCAACCCCGGCGCGTTCACGATCACCAACCAGTATCTCTTCATCCAGATCGCGTGGGAACGCACGGGCGCGGGCGGGATGACAACGGCCGACATCAACTGGCGCACCGGCGTCGACGGCTCGACCGGCACGCGGATCACGACGTCGACCTTCACGGCCGACGTCGGCGGCGCGCATGTGTCGTCGACGCAGATCTTCACGGGCAGCGTCAGCGTCGATGTGAGTGGCGCGCACGTCAGCGCGACGCAGATCTTCGCCGGGGAAGTCAGCGAAGACTCCGGCCAGAACGTGAGCGGCGCGCACGTCGCGTCGACGCAGCTCTTCGCCGGAGAAGTCAGCCCGTCCGTCGAGGGCGCGCACGTCGCCAGCACCCAGCTCTTCAGCGGGACGGTCGGCCTCGACGTGAGCGGCGCGCACGTCTCGTCGACGCAGATCTTCGCCGGGGCCGTGAGCGTCAGCGTCGAGGGCGCGCACGTGGCCTCGACGCTGGTCTTCGCCGGCTCTGTCGGCCTGGCGATCGCCGGCGCGCACGTCTCGTCGACGCAGATCTTCGCGGGGAGTCTCAGTATTGACGTGACCGGCGCGCATGTCTCGTCGACGCAGGTCTTCGCGGGTACGGTCACGGAAGCCGGATCGATCGCCGGTGCGCACGTCGCCTCGACGCAGGTCTTCGCGGGATCCGTCAGCGTCACCGTCGAGGGCGCGCACGTCGCCAGTACACAGGTCTTCGTCGGGAGTCTCGGCCTGGCAATTACTGGGGCGCACGTCAGCGCGACGCAGCTGTTCGCCGGCAGCGTCAGCGTCAGCATTGAAGGCGCGCACGTCAGCGCGACGCAGCTGTTCGCCGGCACGGTCTCGACGGGCACCGCGATCGTCGGCGCGCACGTGGCCTCGACGCAGCTGTTTGCGGGCACCGTGAGCGGCGGTGCCGCGCCGGCGGCGGGGCCGGTCGTCGTCCTCGTGATGAAGTTCGCCGACACCATCGTCGAGATGCCCGCGCCGCCCGTCGCCGTGATGAAGTTCGCCGACACCATCGTCGGCGTGCCGGAGGATTGAGAATGCCGCAGCCTACCTTGCTCTTCGTGAAAGCGCCGGCCGACAAGGACGTCCTCGGCGTCAACTGGACCGACTACCTCAAGGGCGCCGGCATCGCGCAGTCGACATGGGCGATCACGAACGAAGCCGGCGGCGCATCCGACGGCCAACTGACGACCGACAACCCGGTCGTCGCCGGCGGCATGGCGACCGCGCGCGTGCTCGCCGGCACGATCGACGTCAACTATCGGCTCGTCAATCACATGACGACGAACGAATCACCGCCGCGCGAGAAGGACGCCGTCATCCTCGTCGCCGTGCGCCTCAACGGCGTGCTCTAGCACAAGTCGGCCGTCGAGTCTGGTGACTTGTGACCCATGACGCAGTACCCACTCTCGGCTAGAATCGCCGGCATGAGCGGCCGCCTCGGCTCGATGGACCCGAACAGCCAGAATCAGCTCTGGTCGAAGTGGGTCATCGAGGTCATCGCCGGCAGTATCCGTCGGCCGACGTTCCTGCAGGTGAAGGAATCGGCCGCGACCTTCGCGCGGCTCGAAG